TTTTCTGGCTCTTCGTTGTCTCTTGCGTTCTTGGCTTTCGCGCTCATCACGCTTTGCGCTCTGTCTTCTTAATAAACTTTCGCCATATTCTCTAATAGCCATTGATTTAAACTCCTGCTGTTTCTGGTCGAGCCATTAGACTCTGAGGCTGTTCTTGTTCTGGTGTTGTTTCTTCTTGTTGTGGGGGTAACTCAACGGGCGGTAAAGATTCTAAGGATGCTTGCATCTCAGCGGTTAACGTACCTTCGGGTATGTCTCCGGTTCTTCCACGCTTTATAATATCTCGTATTCTATCTTCAGATACTTGTGTTCCTAGAAGCTCTTCTTCGTCATTTTCGTCGTTTAACTCTCCTTCGTATATAACCATAGGCAACTCAGCACGTTCAGCAAGAGCCATAAGCATGTAAGTAGTCGGCTCAATAAGCATTAACATCAAGTCAGGATTCCAAGAACCTTTCGTAAACTCCGTAAACAACACAGCTTGTGTTATCTGTATGAGCGGAACACCTTCAGCTACTGCTGTCATTAGGTTTACATATTCTTCAGGCTCAATAAAAGACTCCCACAAATATTCAGAGGCTCCGTGTACTGACGTAAACGTAGGAGCTTTTTCAAACGGCGCAGGATTCTCAGGGTCGTTAGTTAACGACTCGCCGGGAATAGCGCGATTTGCGTTTAGTCTTTGAGCTTGAAATTCTTCAAATGCTGTTGCCATGTTTTAAAATCCTTTAAGCTGCTGCTGTTCGATTCATGTATTGGTTATACTGAAAAGCGGTATATCCGTAAGGAGAAGGGTTGCTGGTTACATTCTGTGCAAACGCCATTGCGTTCATAGTTTCAGGAGCTTCAAACATTTGAGGCGTGGTTGTTTCAAAAGGCGCAACGTAAGTGTTTGTCGTTTCATAAACTGGAGCTACAGGTTTTTCAACTAGCCCAATACCTTGGAGGAGTTGGTTGTTAACGCCTTGTCGTACAGCTTCTTTTGTTCCGCCAAACAAAAACTCGCCTGTTTTACCAACAGGATCAGCCGCAAAAGATTCTACTTTTTCTAACATGTTTTTAGGCGCGTTTAATAAGCTTTCATACGCAGTTTTTGGAGTGTCAGCTAATCGTGTAAGCATACTATCTGGCTGCACAGATGCTGCATTTATATTTGGAGCAGTCCCTACGCTTTTCATATTCATTACAGGATTTGTAGGGTCATTTATAGATACTTTTAATGGGTCTATATTTGTATTCAATAAAGATTGTTCGCTTATCGGAGGCGGTACTGCATCCCCAACTCGCGGTATAACATCTTGAGCATTTCGCTTCATTATTTGTTGTTGCATTCGTGCTGATTGATCTCCGGGAATACCAAGTGCTTTTTGTTCTGCCATTACGGCGTTTCTTTGAGAAGCTGTTGGTGCGCTTGTACTTGCCGTTAAGTAAGGGTCATTAGCATTAAAAACACCACTCGTTAAATTATCGTCAGTCACTTTATTTAAAGCATCTAATGTTGGCGTATAATTATCTACCGCTTCTAACGTCTGAGCAGTTGGTGCTTTTGTTGCTAAGTTTTGAAACTTAGAAGTCTTTCCAAAGCTTCGTCCAAAAGCTGACTCACTTGCAAGTGCAGAATCTCCAGCGCCAAAAAACTTACCGCTTAAAGTATCTCCAGCGGCTGTAGTAAAATTAGTACCAAAGATATTGTTGCTTGCGGTCTTAGCAAAGTTTCCAAGAGTTTCTGTAACACCTTGAGTTATGTTGCTAAATACTCTTCCGGGCGTTCCTACTACTTTGCCTGTAAACTGCATTACTTTTCCTACGCCTCTAGCAAGTTTACCTCCAGCCATAAGGCCAGTAGCTTTTTTAGTTGCTACTTGTGTACCAGCGTCAATAGCAGCTTTTGTAGCTGTCTCTTTTGCAACTCCTTGAGCAGTAGCTTGGGCGGCTGAACTTCCTGCTTCAGCAGCAGCACTAGCAGCCGCTTGTCCAGCAGCAGATGCCGTAGCTTGAGTAGCAGTCTGTCCTGCTATTGCAGACCAAGCTTTGCCTAAAAGCTGCCCTACCCCCGGAAGGATAAACATCATAGCTACTTGACCAAGGATTCCTGCCTCGCCCATAAATTTTCCAAACTTTTTAAAGGCGCTTTTAATTCCCTTACCTATTTTTTTAAAAACTTTTCCAATGCCTTTAAAAATCTTTTTAAAAAATCCCATGTGTTCCCCTTGTTAATCTATTATGGCGGTTCTATTAGCAGTAAGGTCTGCAATCTGTTGTTCTGTTAGTCTAGGAGTTGAACCTCCTGAGTGTGATTTAAGAACATTTAACAACGATTGTGTTCCTGTTGCGCTCCCTTCATCAATACCACCTTCGTTTCCAATAGCTGTAGCCAGCAACTGAGCTTCTCTGCCTTCATTGCTTTCGTAAGCTTGTCGGATGTATGTTGCTTCGTCGCGCAACTGTTGCCAAAGCTGTGTCTGATCTAAGGCTGATATATTGTAAGCGTTCTGGACATTCTGCTGATTAGCTGCATTAGCGGCAGCGGTTCCAGCAGTGTTTGCTTGTCGCCTCCACTGAATGTTAGATTGCTCGACAGCCTGTGCATTTGCAGAGTTCCAAGTTTCTCGCTGTAGTTCTTGTTGTTCATTAAACTTATCAATATCTGCTTGTAGTTGAGCTTCGGAAGTGTCTGCTTGTAGTTGGTTACCAGCGTTCATAGCGGCTATTTTAGTTGTTTCAGACTTATTAAATTGTTCCATTGCATTTGATTGAGAAGTGTTAAACTGTTGCATCTGTGCCGCTAAATTATTGTTAAATTGATTTATTTGATTTTTAGAAGTAGCATTAAACTGCAATGCAGCGTTGGCAGAAGACTGATCAGAAAGAAGTCTTTGTTGTTTCATTTGTTGATCAAGAATAACACCTTGTTGATTATTACTAAGATTTGCCATATCCATGCCTAAAAAGCTTTGAGCATTAGTAATAGATACTTTTGTGCGTTGATCAACAGCCGCCATGTCCATTGTTGCAAGAGCAGTAGCATTTTGCATTGCTTCTTGTTGTTCGGCGTTAAAGTCTGCCATTGTCATAGACTGCATAAATTTACTGTTAGCTACAGCTACTTGTTGATCTGCACTAAACTTAGTCAGATCTATATTTGCATTAACACTTGCGTTTGTAACGGCTCTTTGTTGGTCTACATTAAGCTGAGCTACACCCATTGACTCTGCAATCTTTGCGGCAGTTAAGTTGGTCTGCATTCTGTTGTTTAAGTTTGCAAGCTCTGTTTGCTGTTCGGCACTTAGGGTTTCTGAACCTGCTTGGTTCTGAGCAGACAGATTAGCTAACCTCATTTGTTGATCGTTAGTAAGGTTAGCTAGTTTCATTTGCTGATCAAAGCTGGCATTTTTAGACAAAAAGTCTGCGGCTATTTGAAGTTCAGCTATGCGCCCTTGTTGAGTGGCTGACATGTTTTCAGACTCAGTAGCATTCATGTACTGCAAGTTAGCCAGTTCTATTTGCTGCTCATTGCCTAAGCTTTGAGCCGCCATAGCTTGAATATTCTGAGCGTCTACTTGTGCTGCTTGCTGTCGGTTAGATAAGTTTTGAGTTCTTGTTTGTTGTTGCATTTGTTCTGTAGTCATTACAGCATCTTGCGTAAACTGGCTTTGCATGGTCTTCATTTGCTGAGCCATCTGAGCTGTTTGAGATCCTGCTGTCTGACGGTTACCTAAGTTAGTCAGGCGTAGCTGCATACTTTGTGTAGCTTGAGTCATAGCAGCTTGTTGCTGGTTGTTTAGGTTTTGAGCCGCTGTAGCTTGTAGTGCTTGAGCATTGCTTTGAGCCATAGGCATTGCAGTCTGGATGATTGCGTTAAACAACGCATCTCTGCCTACTGTAGAAGTTGATAACCCACGTTGTGCTAACATTGCATTAACTTGTTGTACTGCTGGTCTAGCCCAAGCAGGAGTCTCACCTTCGTCCATGCCAGCCAGTAAACTTTCCATCTGTGAAGATACAAGAGCTTCAGTAGGGAGTGACGCAATAGCGGCTCTAACTTCAACGGGCTGTTCATCTACGCTTGCTGTAAACTCTGCTGGATCTTCTACAATAGAAGCACTAACGTCTTCAGGCAAATCTCCTACAACTACAAGCATCTTAGAAGCGCCATCTTTAGCTGCTGTGCCTGTTACTGTACGGCGTTGAGCGGCTTCAAAGCCTACTGTTTTTATTATCTCAGCTTGTTCGCCGGTTGCTTTTGTGCCTGTAATAGCCTCTCTTCCGGCAGCTTCGGCAGCTTCGGCTTGTGTTAAAGTAACAGGCTCACGTACATCGACTTGTCCTACTTGGGATTCATCGGAGACTGTTAACTCTCTTGCAGCAGCTTGCCTTGCAGCTAGTTCTTGTTGAGCGTCTCTGTCTCCTGCTTCCGCTCTTTCTGTAAGCATTCTAATTTCTACAGGGCTTGCTGTAGACTTATCTCCAACTGTGCCTTGAGCCGCATCTGTTGCTGCAAGATCTACAGCATCTTCAGACTTATATCCAGCAAGGATAAGATCAGTAGGTTTTGTTGCTGTTGAAGCTGTTCCTGTGCTTGCAGTAAAATCTTCATATCCAATGCTTGGATCACCTGCATCAGCACCAACATCATTTATTTGTTGAAGGTTTTGTGGAGTAGTAAGCCCAGCATTATCTAATAAATTTCGAGCAGCTAATCTTTTTCTATACTCTACTTGATCTGTTACGTCTACTGGAGGTGAAGATAATATTTTTTGAGCCGCTCCAATGTCTGCGCCTGTAGTTTCACCTAACGCATTTTCACTTGTTGCCTGTGTTAATTCAGGAGCTTCAGGACTTTTGTTTTCTACATTTAGTGGGCCTTTATCAAAAACTTTGCCGTCTTCTTTAGCTTTATTATAAGCGTGATAAGTTTTTAACTCTTCGCGGCTATAAACACCGTTTCCGTCTTTGTCAAATTCTCCAAGAGCTTGAAGATAATCAAAATTTGCTTTTGTTAAAGGATCACCAGATAAGTTATAACCGTAAGGAGCATCCGACCCTGCATTTTCTGGGTAGTCTGGGTCTTGAGTTGGCGGTAAATCTGCTTGTTTGTTATATAAATTTTGATTTCTTGCGTTTATAATTACATTTTTTTCTTCTGTGGATTTTTTTTCAAGAGATTTTAAATGATCATAGTATTCTTTTTGAGCGGGTGTGCTGGGAGGGCCAGAATAACCGGAGCCGTTGTCGTACCATGACTGTCTTTTTTTACGTTCTTCTTCTGCTATTTGCTCTAGTCCTAATGCAGCACTGTCTTCAGATGTATCTTTTGCTGAGTCACTTGTTAAATTGCTAGTAGTTGCTGCTAATGCCGGTGTAGTTTCTTTAGACACTGTTGCAGCATCAGCCACCATTGAATCATAACCAGCTTTTGTAAGATCAGTTAACATGCCATAAGTAGGATGATCAAAACTATAGCGTTTAGCTGCTTCGGAAGCTTGGTTTGCCGCTGCTATTGCTTTAGCATCTGCTGCTGCCTTGGCGTTTGCTGCTGCTTGAGCTTCTGCTGCGCTGTTATCTGGAGGAGGAGGAGCAGAAGGCTGTTGATTATTTGATGCTGGCGCAGATGCTGGTGCTGCCTGTAAACCGGGGCTTTGAGACACCGCTATTTTTGGTGCTGGCACTGCGGCAGTACCTGTGCCGCCTCTAAGTGCTTGTTGATAAGAATCTCTATTGTAGTTAGGATCTGCTGCTTGTGCGGCTGTTACCCTAGCTTGATAGTCATCAAGGTCTTCGCCTTTTCTTTGTGCATACAACTGCTGACCGCCTTCGGCATAACGCTTACGTTTTAAAGCCTTTAAAGAACTCCTAGTATTCCTCTTGTTTCTGTTTTTACTCATTATTTTTGCTTCCGATTAATAAGTTTCTTCATTGTTTCTGTTTCATAGATTCTAATGCCTAACCACACAATCGTAAATAAGCTTGCTAAAGGAGGCAACCAAGCTGCCAGAGACATGAAGCCTGTGGAAGCTGCAACAACGTCTATTACTTGTTTGCTATCTTCGGTCATTCAGAAGTTCTCCAAAAAATTAAATTATTGAGTAAAAATTACCCAATCTGTTGCATCTTCATCCCATAAATACAGACTAGTATCGTCTGACGGGTAAGCTACCGGGGCTTCCCAAATAAAAGTTGTAGCATTTAAACTCCAGCTTGGAAAAGGAGAAGGTTGATGAAACGCATCTGCTGTAGAATCATAAGTATCCCCAGCACCAGCGTAATTTTTTCTTAAAGCTACGCCACCGTCAGGTTCTCCGTCTTGCCCAAAATGGACATTGCCATGAGTATTATAGGAAGTTTGAATCCATGTGCCTTCAAGCGTATCTACATACTCTTGATCTGCAACAATGACTGTAACGACAATGCCGTCTTTAACTTCTGCAAAATGACTCATGCGGGTGTAAACGTCCCAGAACTATTAAAAGTGTGATAGGTGTAACCGTCTGAATCTGAAATTGTTCCTCCAGAAGCTGCGGTTCCCCCTGCGTATTTAAAAATAATAACACCTGATCCTCCGGGGCAGTTGCCTCCATAGCCAGACCAACCACCGCCACCGCCGCCCCCTGTGTTAGCTACTCCCGGGGCGCTACGAACAAGGTATCTACCACTTCCGCCGCCGCCACCGCCAGCACCGGGCGCACCACCATTTCCATAGTTGGCACAACCACCACCGCCACCGCCTCTTTGAGTTCCGTTCCAAGTTTTGCCAGCACCGCCAACACCGCCGTTATTGCCGGGGGCTCCGCCAACAGCATTTGCGCCACCCCCACCACCTCCGTGGTGAGAACCACTCCATTCAATATACGCTCCACTACCACCACGATTTCCTTGACCAGCTATTCCATCAGAACGACCATGTTCTTGGCCTCCGCCGCCTGATCCTCCGCCAGTCCTCGCGGCAAGGCTTGGGCCTTTGGCTCCCGCTCCACCCCCCGTAGCTGTTATCGTTGTTAGTCCAGTACCAGCAATTGAGCTATTATTTCCATTACCGCCTTGATAACTGACCCCGCCATTTGCTCCGCCGCCGCCAACAGTCACGGTATATCCCACACCTGAAAAAAAACTGTCTGTGGTTGCGGCTTCTAAATATCCTCCAGCACCACTGCCACCTCCAAAAGATCGTGCGGCCCCTGCTCCGCCAGCAATACATAAATAATCAAGGGCTAAAGGGCCACCTCTTGAAGGATAAGCACCAAAACCTAATGTGTTGTAACCAAAACTCATATTTTACCTCTATCCGTCATTTGCTAGATCAGTAGTAAAGAATAATTTTATTCCTAATAATCTTGCGTCGCCATCCATAGCGTCGCCTGATACATCTCTACCTATTCTAAAGAAACAAAGATCGTTATCTGCGGGAGTCCCTGCAATTGTAAGCGCACCGCTTTCTGCTGAAACTAATAGCTCTTCAACAGCACCTTGTGCGTTGTCTGTAACCACAACTGCTGTACCAAACGCAACATCAATAGTTTCATTGTCGTTCATTGCTACAGCGTCAACACTCCAATCACAATCAGTTGTTGCGGCAATACCCGCCCAAAAGACTTGGAATGTAACTGTTCCTAAATTCCAAGACTTAGGAAACGCAACTGAAAACTGTGCAAACTCATCTGCGTCTTTATCAAAATCTAGTACAACCATATCAGGGCGACCAGAAGTTGTTTCTACTGTAGTAAGATCGCCACAAGGATTAGATGTAGTAGGCTGCATAGCACTAGCAGGAATCCAAATAGTTTCCTTTCCAGCCGTCTTAGCTACTACGCCATCTAGTTGGTTTAGTTCGGCAGCAGTAGAGGTGACACCATCAAGAATGTTAAGTTCTGCTGCGGTGCTTGTAACACCGTCTAAGATATTTAACTCAGCGGCTGTCGATGTAACACCATCAAGGATGTTTAACTCTGCCGTGGTGCTTGTAACGCCGTCGAGAAGATTAAGCTCTGTGAATGTGGATGTAACTCCATCAAGGATGTTAAGTTCTGCTGCGGTGCTTGTAACACCGTCAAGGATGTTTAACTCTGCTGTAGTGCTAGTTACGCCATCTAGAAGATTAAGCTCTGTAAAAGTAGATGTAACTCCGTCTAAAATGTTTAACTCTGCTGTAGTGCTAGTAACACCGTCAAGTAAATTAAGTTCAGTGAAGGTGCTTGTCACCCCATCAAGAATATTTAATTCTGCGGCAGTACTTGTTACCCCATCAAGGATGTTTAATTCAGCAGCGGTGCTAGTTACACCATCAAGTATATTTAACTCTGCTGTTGTAGACGTTACTCCATCAAGAAGATTAAGTTCAGTAGCCGTTGAAGTAACTGCTACATCCTCATTGATTTTAGGAGATGTTAAAGTTTTGTTTGTAAGCGTGTCTATAGATACACGGGATACTAAAGTTGAGTTGGCTCCAGCAGGTAATAAAGATATATTTGTAACGGTAGCAGAGTGAGGCTGTGCTTTTAACTGTTGACCGTGACTGTTATCTTCACAATTAAACTGTATTGATCCAGAACCAGTATCACCTAAAACAGTTACGTGTCCTGTGCCTTTAGCACCTATGTTTAAATCTATATTAGTATCGCCGCCTGTAGCAGCAAGCTGAGGCCCACTACTTGCCGCAGCGTTTGTTATTTCAAGTTGGTTTATAGCAGAGCCTGTTGTTTGGAATACAAGCTGCTCATTGCCGCTTTCATCAGCAATAAAATGCGCGTCATCAATTAAAATGTTTTGTGAGTTAGTATCTAAGTTGCCCCCTAGTTGTGGGCTAGTATCTTCTACAATGTTTGAAATTGCACCAGAAGAAGCAAGACCACTAACTACTGCACTACGGGTTACTTTTTTTAATCCTCCACCTGAAGTATCTATAGCTATAAATACATCGTCGTTTGCTACTGTGCTTATTTCTGATAAAGATGAAACTGCTGTAGGATTAAAGTTATTACCATCTGCAACAAGAAGCATTCCTGCTGTGTTAGTACCCATTATTAGATCGTCACCACCTATAGTGAGGTCACCAGTTATTGTAAGGTTTCCTATGCCAGTGTAATCTTTGTTTGAATCAAGGATTACTGCTTTAGAAGCTACTGCGGTTCCTACTGCTGTACCGCCTATGTCTAAAGCATTAAGCTCTCCGACAACTGCTGTGATGCCGTCTAAGGCATTAAGTTCTGCTGCTGTAGATGTAACTCCGTCTAATATGTTTAGTTCAGCAGTAGTAGACGTAACACCATCTAACAAGTTAAGTTCAGTAAAGGTTGAAGTCACACCATCTAAAATATTTAACTCTGCTGTAGTGCTTGTAACGCCATCGAGTAAGTTGATTTCTGTAGCAGTACTTGTAACACCGTCAAGGATGTTAAGCTCAGCAGCAGTGCTTGTAACACCGTCAAGGATGTTGAGTTCCGCTGCTGTGCTAGTAACACCATCTAGGATATTAAGCTCAGAAGCAGTAGAGGTTACGCCGTCCATGATGTTTAATTCAGCAGCCGTTGAAGTAACAGTAGTGCCGCCTAAATTAAATGTTGTTACTCCAAGCGTGTCTGTAGTTACAGTGCCATCAAAATATGCGTCTTTAAACTCTAGTGTGCTTGTACCTAAATCAATATCATTATCAGTTACTGGAACTATTGCGCCGTCTTGAATGCGTATTTGTTCTACGGCTGAGCTACTTACTTGTACAAAAAAACCAAAACGATTGTTGGCAGTATCTACTACAAGTTTATTTAAAAAGTCTTGGTCGCCTATAATTTCAATGTTGCCACCTTCTCCAGCGCCTCCATCGTGTTGATGACCAGTAGTCCCTGTAGAAGCATAAACAAAAGCGTTTAAGAGTTTATTATATTCATTATTAAATAAAGCGGCTGTTACTACATCACCATCATCAAAAGTACTTTGTCGCGTATAACTTGTTCCTGCCATTTCTTATCTCCTGCCTGATGGCACGTAATTTATATATAGCCCGTTTAGGGAATAAGGAGGACGTTGATCATCCGATTTTATTTGGAAGCTTACTGTATGTCCTGATCCTTCTAAAACTTGACGGGCCATTGGATCGCTTGTTCCTTCAAAAAGAGAAGTTCCAAAAACCGCTGTACCAAAAACAGGAGGTTCAGGAATTCCGTCCATTGCAATCTCTGCTGGTTGGGCAACGTCAAGATCTACAAAGTCATACTGAGTTCTTAATACTGGGGCTACTGTGCCTTCAGGAGCAATAGAAAGTTTTAAGTACTTTAGAGTTTTTCTAGTTCCTACGTCACCAAAATCTAAAAACGGTGTAGTATATTTAGCGTCAATATTAAAAGCAGTGCCTTCAGCTATAAAAGAATTTCCTACATCGTGGTTATAAAGGTATCCATTTTTATCTCCATGATATATTTTTTCTACTCCTGCTGAGTCAAAATCAGATACAATTGCTGAAGCTTGTATTCCTTCTGTTTCTGCCCACTCAAAACCTTCTCTAGTTAAAGTTCCTATAATTCCTTTAGCCCTGTTAATTGCTCCACCTGATGTAGAGTAATACAAACGATATTGTGAGCGTCTTCGCAGTACACAACTTGTAATAATAAAAGTATCTATATTTTTAGAAATTAATGAGGTTACAGATTGTATTTGTCGGCTTACTGAGCCTAGTTCTGTGTCACCAATTCTTGCTGTTGCTGCTACAGATCTAATGCCGTCAGGACTTAAAAATACTAAGTCGCCTCCAATTTCTTGAATGCTATGATGACTTAAACAACCTACATTTTGTGCAATAGGAACGACAGCAATGTTAGTTGAGTCGTTTATGTTGATTAACCTATAGATACTATTTACGCAAAAAATAATTAAATCTGTTCGGAAACTTTTAAGACCTACAACTTGGTCATCTAATAAAATACTACCAGAACCAGAAGCTGTAAAAGACGTAGGATCTAAAGTGCCACTATAAAAAATAGTATTTTTAGCTGTAGAGGCTCCTGCAACAACAAAGTGTTTGTCGTGGATAGCGCCTACTGTAGGAGCAGTTGTACCTGAAACAGTAACTTCTCCTGCAAAATAGGTTCGTCCTGATAAAGCTCCGCTTCCTGTCATTTTAAAAAAGAAAGGCTCGTTAGCCCCGTCACAAATTAGAACTAAACCAAACTCTTCATTGCCTTCAAAGATTGAAATAGAAGCTTGATTTTGTCCTGTACGAGCAAGCACTGAGCGTCCATTTAAAGCAGAAAGACTATCTCCACCACCGGCTACACTAGCTTTGTTAATCTGTAGCCATGTAGCGCCATCGTTGCTGAAGTAAATATTTGTTCCGCTGCAAGCTATAAGACCATCTGCATATACAGCTAAACCTAGTAAAGGTGTGTTTGCATTAGGTCTAGTGTTTCCAAAATCTGTGTAGCCGTTAACTCTTCTGTATCCGCCATCAGGGTCTACTTCAAAGTTTTGAAGCTCTGTAGCAAATCCGGGCTGACCAAGAAGTTCAAGCTGATTAAGATTGGTGTTTAATCCACCTTTACATGAAATACCAAAAGGTTGCGAAGCTGCCATACTATACGAATCTCACTCTGTCATCTGAAATATAAATAGATGCAGGAGACATCAAATTAGAACGCATGCTTTTTAAACCGGCTTTATAATCTTCTTGTGCAAAAGCTGCGGATTGCGGGTTGTCTTTAAACTGCCACATATAATATCTAGCTTTTGCCATGAGGACAGGAGCGTAAAGATCAGGGAATAAAAGAACATCGCTGTGTGCGCTCAGACGCGCAGGAAGATCCCAAGCAAAGTACCAGATACGATATACTTTATCTGGTATTGGGCTAAGACCAAACTGTCGCCCATCAGGACTGCGTATAATAGCGTTAGGCTTACCGTAGCTTTGAGTATCGGCATCGTCTAGATTTTCTGAGGTTCTTCTAAAGTCTTTCCAGTTTTCTAGTGTTATAAAGCGTAAGTTTCCATCACTATAAGGAGGAGATTCTCCGCTAACACCTACAGTAGTGAGATAGAAGTTATCCCAATCTACTGATCCATAATCTGTTGTAAGGCTTGAGCTTGCTGGCTTTAGTTCATACCATCGAGTTCCAGCTACTGTTTCTAAATATACGTTGCCGTACATTGGATCTGTTCCACCACTATCAGAAACAGCTAAAAAAGGCCACTGAGGTTCTTCGTTTACTATGTCAAAGTAGGCTCTATTGATGTTATCTTTAGCGTGTTGTTGTACGCTACGAGCAGCA